GAAGCAAAAGTGAAGAGCTGGAAAGACATGAAGGACCGTAATGTTCTTAGAGCTGCAGAGAAGTTTAAAAAGAAAATGAAGTCTGGTAATGTTCTTGGATATACTTTGGCGCATAATGAGTTTACTATTTTTCGTAATGAGAAAGAGTGGAACGATTCAGTCAAGCATGCAAAAGATATGAAGTGGATAAAGGTGGACTAAGAGAGATGGCTGTAAAAATAGAACTTTTCAGTAAGAAGAATAAGGGCTATGCTATTAATGGTGAAAAATTTGTCAAGGCAAGTGATACCCATACGACAGAAATGCAAGAGAAAGCAAGCCTAGCTCTTTTTGAACATATATACGAAAAGAGAAATGGTACGATATTTCCTGAAAACGATTTTGAGTATGATTCTTTTAATGATATTAATTTATTGACAGGAGTATCAAAAGATTATGGTTTGTCAACTGGAAAGGGGTGGGGAGATAAGAAGATAGCTGGTAAATCATTTCCTCCTAAACAATGGATGCCAGGTAATAATATTTTGCCAAAAGCTCAATTATTTGTAGCTAAGATTGGTGGTTTAAATGCTACTCAAAGTAAAAAAATAGGAATACCATATTATAAGGATCATAGTTATTCTTTAGCACAAGAGATAATTTTTGATCATTTTCCAGCGAAGCATCATGCTGATACACAATGGCTATCTAATTTTTATAAACAACAAACTAAAGTATTTGATCCGAGTACAAAAATTGGTAAATCACAACTTGGTGGTGATAAATCTAAATTCGATCATTATGACAGATCGACTTCAGGTGCTTTTATGGACTGGATTAGTAAACTAGTAAAAACAAGAGCAGGTATTTCTAAAAAAGATACATGGAATCCAGCTGATATATGGTTAGTTAATGATTATGAACAAGTTAAAAAAGACATTTTGGGTGCATTAGGCCAAGCCAATGTTGGAAGTAAAATAGAAGTGATTAATATATTAAATAATATAATGGTTACTTTGATGAGGCAACAAAGTAATTCTCAGACTCCTAGTGTTGTTGGTATTTCATTAAAAAAGATTTCTGGAAAAGCTGCATTGTGGGAAGTTGTAAATTTAGATCCTAATGCTTATAAAATGTTTATACCGGGTAAAGGACCTAATGTATATCAATATAATAAAGCTTCTAGGAAATCTAAATGTTCTCTTAATGTCGAAACTGGTACTTATTTAACTAAAGGTGAGGCCGCAGAAAAAACATGGAAAGGAAAGTTATCAAAATTTTCACAATCTACTTCATGGAAAAATAATATAGATACTTTAGCTAAAACAAAAAAAATAAAAAATTTAGATTATAATATTTTGGCATTTGGAACAATGGAAACAGCAATGATAATTACTGAGGATAATAAAGATTGGTTTGAATTGACTATAAAATCTAGTAGTACAAGTTCTAATAAACCACAAAATTTAAAGTTTGAACCAAAACCAATAGCAGCACCGGGTGCTCGTGCTGGTAGAGCTGAGGCAGATAAAGTAAGAGAATTATTTACAAAACTAGGAGTTCCATTTGCAAATGATGCCACTCAATATCCAGCCGATTCAAAGGCATGGAAAAAAGCTGCACCAGATTATGAAAAAATGGTAGATAGAATTTCAGGAAAATTTATTCAAACAGGTGGTGTTACTGGAAAAGAATTTGTTAAGACTGTTACACGCATGTTTTTGCAAGTTGATTTATTGGATTTTGAAAAACGAAAAGGACTAGGATTTACAGCATGGAGCAAAAAGCAGAAAGATGAGTTATCTCCTCCAAGTGAAGATGATGGTGATAAAAAAGGTGAACGTAAAGATACATCAGATAGATTAAGATATAATATTGTATCTAAATTAATGCAAGTAGATTGTTTAGACAAATTAAAAAAATTACAGATGAAGAAAAGTCCAAAAAATAAAGATATAAGTCAATTAGATGTATGGGTAACTTATGTTTGTTTCATGGCCCAGAAAAAAGGTAAAGGCTTCGGTCCGTTTGGGAAATTATACTAATGGATAATTGGAAAGATTGGAAACCTAGAGAAAAGTTTGTTAGTGTAATAAAAACTTCAACGGGTCGAATTGATAATAAAGAATGGGCTTTTGCTAGTCAGGGTTATTTACCATTAGCACCATCTCTTTTAAAAGATATGGAGACTGATGTTAAACGTATTTATCATGTTACAGACATTAAGGGTTATCAAAAACTTAAAAGTATTCAAGGCAGACGAATAGATGTTCCGGGATTTACCAAGGGTTCGTGGGGTATTGCTCAAGGGACTCAAACTGAAGGAGAAGTATTAGTTACTTTAAAAGGTAAGGCTTCTGTATTTTTTGAAGGTGATGTAAATACTTATCTCGATCGCAACGGATTGAGGTGGTTATCTCCTAATGGAAATGTATCAAAACGAGTTAATGATATTGTATATGAATTTGCGATGATGATACTTCCTAGAGTAATAAAGAAATTTGGAATTAAAACTACAACTCCGTCAAAGATAACCATAGATGTTGGAAATTTTATATATGATAAAGATGGTAAAATTAAAAAGCAATTTATGGCTTATTATTATGATGAATCAAAGAGACTTGTGAATAAACCACTAATAGGTAAAATAAATAAAGCACTAGGTTGGAGAGAGAATCAAAATCTTTCTCACAATGAAATTCTGGTACATAATTTCTGGATTACTGATACTAAATTAATCGAATCAGAGGATTTTGGTGTTAGAGCACTAATGAGGCAAAGAGCTGTTGAGGCATCATTAGAACACTTAGAAATAATAGATGCAGCTGATATAGCTAATTTAAAATAATTTACTAAAACTTTTATAAATATGAGGAGATAATGTGGCTCAACAAGTAGTTAAAACCAAGCGTGAAAAGACCAAAAAAGTTACTTCTATTGGACATTCTGTAAGGAGTATGCCAAAGAACAAGCATAAAAGAAGAAGTTGGAAACGATATAAAGGACAAGGGAAAAGACGATAATGGCTATATATACACAGAATCTTTCAAAACATACAAGAACATGGTCTGATCTGGATTTAGATTTTACCAAACATCCTGTAACTAAAGATATTGTAAGAAAAACAAATGTTGAGTCTGTTAAACGATCTCTTAGAAATCTCATACAAACTAATAGATATGAAAGACCATTTCATCCAGAAATTGATGGTGGAGTAACACGACATTTATTCAATTTGGCTACACCAGAAACAAAGCATGATATTAAATTAGCAGTAGAAAATTGTATACAAAATTTTGAACCAAGAGTAGAAGTAGATGAGGTTCGTGTTACGGGAGATTTGGATTCAAATGGATTTAATGTTTCCATATTTTTTACAGTAATCAATTCACCTCAACCAATAGAAATTACATTGTTTTTGGAGAGGATAAGGTAAATGGCAAATAATAAAATTACAGTTACAGATTTAGAATTTGATGGTATTAAAGCAAATTTAAAAAACTATCTTTCATCACAAACACAATTTCAAGATTATGATTTTGAAGGAAGTGGTATGGATGTCCTAATGGATGTTCTTGCATACAATACTCATTACATGGGTTACTATGCAAACATGGTAAGTAATGAAATGTTTTTAGATACAGCATCACTTCGTGAATCAGTTGTATCTCATGTAAAACATCTTAATGTAATTCCAAAATCTGTTGTTGCACCAACAGCATATTTGAATATGACATTTACTCCTTCCGGGTCTCCTCTTTCTCTTACGATTGCAAAAAATACAAAGTTCACAACCAGTCTCAATGCAGTTACCTATAATTTTACCACAACAGCTGCCACATCAATTATTCCTGATAGTGGTGTTTATTCAGTTACTAATCTTCCTATTAAAGAAGGTAAAATTCTTAATAAATCATATACAGTTGATTTGGCAGATACGACTCAACGATTTGTAATTCCAAATACAAATGTTGATATAACTACAATAGCTGTTACTGTACAAAATTCTGCTAGCGATACAACTGTTGAAACTTGGACAGATGGTAATTCTTTAGATGTAACTACAATTACATCTACTCAGAAAGTTTACTTTTTACAAGAAGTAGAAGAAGGAAAATATGAAATTTTATTTGGTGATGGTGCTGTTGGAAAACAACTTGCAGATGGTAATATTATTTTTATTGAATATTTAGTTACAAAAGGAATTGCGGCAAACAAGGCTAGTTCATTTACAGCAGTTGGTACTGTTGCTGGTTTGTCATCTTCTAATTATACTTTAACAGTTGCATCAGTAGCAGGTGGAGGAGCACCTGTTGAATCTATTAATTCTTTAAAAAATAATGCACCTAAATTATATCAGGCACAGAAACGTGCAACTACAAAAGATGATTATAAATCAATTTTATTAGCAGAACGAAATGATATAGAATCACTTACGGTTTATGGTGGTGAAGAAGCAACACCGCCTGTATATGGTAAAGTATATATTGCTGTTAAACCAACTGGAAATACATCATATAGTAATACGACTAAAGATGAAATCAAATCATCTATTCTTAAAAAGACAAATGTGGTAACTGTTATACCAGAAATTATAGATCCTATTTATTATTATTTATTGATTACTGCTACTGTTAATTATGATCCTGTTACTTTATTGACAAATGAAGATACATTGAAATCAGCAGTTGATACTTCTATCTCAAATTATTTTACTTCAGATTTAAAAAAGTTTGATCAAAAATTTCGATATTCTAAATTAACTAAACTGATTGATAACACAAACAGTTCTATCCGAAATAGTAAAACATCTATTAAATATCAAATGCAAATAACTCCAGCAACATTAGCTACTGTAGCCACTTATACTTTGGAGTTTAATAATCCAGTAACTAAGAGTACAGTTGTAAGTACTGCCTTTACTGCAAGTGATGGTAATACATATACTCTAGTAGATGATGGTTTAGGAATTATTAAGTTAGCAAGATCAACATATACAACAAGTGGAGTTACAGTAGACAATCCAACAGTATATATGACACTTACTGATGGATCGGAGAATCAAGGAACAATTGATTATACTACTGGTAAAGTAGAGTTAAATAATTTCAATCCTTATACAATTAGTGATTCATCATCAAGTATTCGTTTTACAATAACACCAGAAACTAATAATCAAGATATTACTCCTCTGAGAGAACAAATATTAACAACGGATATAAATGATTCAACAGCAATCGTAATTAACATGGTTGCAGAAACAATAATTTAATATGGCAAGTAATCCAAATACACCAATACATCCTTCGTTTGATGAACGAATTTCTGTTCGTGTAGAAGGACAGTTACCAGACTTTGTTAAACAAGATCATCCTACATTTGTAGCTTTCTTGGAAGCTTATTATGAGTATCTGGAACAAGTTGGTAAGCCGTATGAAATTCTTGGTAATCTTCAGAATTATTTTAATGTTGATAAAACAGTTGATGATTTTTTACAATATTTTAAAACACAGTTTGGTAAAGATGTTCCAGAAGCAGTATTTGCAAATGCAAATAAACCTCATGTAATAAAACGACTGCGTGATTTTTATCGTGCAAAGGGTAGTGAAAAATCTTTTCAGTTTTTATTCCGATTATTATATAAAGAAGAAATTGAATTTTATTATCCATCAAAAGATATGCTTCGTATATCAGATGGAAGATATACTAAAGACAAAATTTTAAGATGTGTTGATACAAGTGCTACTGGTGATGCTGGTTTTGATTTAGTAGGCAAAAAAATTACTGGTGGAACATCTAATGCTACTGGAATTGTTGAAATAGTAATAAAAGAAATGATGGGATCATTTGAAGTTTCTACAATTTATCTTTCTAAGGTAATTGGAACATTTCAAGCAAACGAAACTATTACAGATGGAACAAATACGTTTACTCTGGATAGTATGGTAACAGGATATAATGTAACTGCACCGGGTAATAATTATAGTGTTGATGATGGTATTCCGATTGTAGGTGGTGGTGCAGGTGCTACGGGTGCGCAATTTTTAGTTGAGAGTTTGACAACAGGAAGTATTTTGACAACAACTATTGTTGCTGGTGGAAGTGGTTATGTTGTTGGTGATAAACTAACAATCAACAATACTGATAAATTAGAAATTGATGGAAGAACTTGTAGTATACTTGTAAAAACAGTAAATGGTTCTGGAGCAATTACAGCACTTACTATTGAACATAATGGATATGGATATAAAGCAACCCCAACTGTTTCTGGTGGTGGAACTGGAACGGGTGCAAATATTACATTAGCAGGAACTGGTATTGGTGGAATTAAAACTCTTAAAATAGTTAACAACGGATTTCATTATACACAAGTTCCAACTGTAAATTGTACAACAAAAGGTGATGGAACTGCAGCTGTTACAGCAATAATTGGTGGATATGAAAATGAAGCTAATACAAGATGGATTGGAGATGATGGATTTATTTCAGCAGCAAATTTTATTCAAGATAGTAATTATTATCAAGCATTTTCTTATGTTATTAAGGCTGGAAATACGATTGATAAATGGAGAAATTATGTTAAACGATTAGTCCATCCATCTGGGTTTGCATTATTTGGTAGAACATTAATTACAGGATTGCTTGGAACAGGATTGAAACTTGTTAGACCACAAGGTACAGTTGTTCCAGTAGGACAAAAATATTCATCAGAATATTTTCAAGCATATCCATATACGATTGTGTTTCACGACGGAGATATTATTCCTCCTGTTCGATTAAATATGCAGCTTCAACAGGTTTTACCAGAATGGCCTTCTGGTGCCGCATGGCCACATAATGGTTATCAGAACGGAAATGGTGGACATTCTGATTGGCATTTGTATGAGGTTGATTTAGGGATTATCTCATTAAGTGTAACTGGGCTTGATGATTGGTTGTTTATTCAATCACCAACGCTTACTACTGATAATTTTGGTTTAATTACTGATTTAGGCATTCAGGCTGCAGAAGATTGGGGACAACTTTCAAGTGGTATTGCGGGGGCCTTGCAATTAGGACCTTTGCGGAGACAAGTAGAACAGCAAAAATTTAATAAACAGGGTGGTTATAGTAAAAAAATAGGTGTTGATTTGGGTGGTGGTTATACGATTGAAAATTTTAAAAATGAGCAGATTTCCAGATATGTTACAACCAAGAATGAAAAACAAAGAATTACCATGAATAGCCACATAAGTATTGTATAAATATTATAAATATAAGAAATTAACAAGAGGATTTGAGATATGCCAGCAATTATAACAAACGCATTTAGAACTTATAACGCAGATAATTTTATTAAAGCATTAGAGGCTGATACAGCTTCTACTGGGGATGGTTTAGGAAATAAATTGTATCTAATGATAGGAAAAGCTGATAGTTGGTCTGGCGCAAGTACGGGACAATATGCAGAAACTAATCCTTCTGACACATCAATTCCTACTCCAAAAGATACAACAGTAGCACCATTTATTCATTATAATGATATGATTGCTGCCAAGTTGATTAGCTCTACAGATGTATCTCATGTTGTTAAGAGAGTTAATTGGACTAATGGAACAGTTTATGCAGAATATGACCATAACCAAGATGATCAGATTGACCAGACATTTTTTGTAATGACAGATCAGTATAATGTGTATAAATGTATTAGTAATTATGATGGAGCTGCTTCTACTTCCAAACCAACAGGACAAACTGATGCTATTATCAATACACCAGATCATTATCGTTGGAAGTTTATGTATGAGGTTCAGCAGGCAGATGTTTTGAAATATGTAACGACAGATTGGATTCCAATTAAACATCTTACATCAAATGATGGTACGGCACAATGGACTGTACAACAAGCAGCTGTGGATGGAGCATTGGAACATATTGATGTAACGAATGGTGGAACAGGATATGTTAATACAAATACTGGAACAGCACTGGCTGGTAGTACATCAACTACAATTAAATTAGCTGCAACAGCATCTGCTACAGATGACATTTATAATAATATGACTGTTTATATTTCTTCAGGTACGGGTAGTGGACAAATAAGAACTATTACAGATTATGTTGGTAGTACAAAAACTGCAACAGTTGCGGCATGGACATCAGGCCAAGAACCAGATACGACAAGTGTTTATGAAGTAATGCCGGCAGTAACTATTACAACGACTGAAGGTTCGGGTGCAGCTGCAAGAGTTTCAAGTGTAATTGGTGGTGTTATTAAAAAAGTTGTTATGTCGGCAGTTGGTACTTTGTATCGTTCTGGTACAGCAACTGTAACAGGTGGTGGTGGAAGTGGTTGTGTTCTTGAACCACGAATCGGTCCTAAAGGTGGACATGGTGCAAATGCAAAAACAGAACTTGGTGGTGCATATGTAATGTTGAATGTTCGGTTGATAGGAACAGAGGGTGGTGACTTTGTAGTAGGAGATGATTTTAGAAAAGTAATCTTAATTGCAAATCCAAATCAGTTAAATGGTTCGGCTGCAACAGCAACTACTTATAATGCAAGTGAAATAGAGGTAGATTCGGGAGAACAGATTTATGTAGAATATAGGGCTCCTATTAATCGTGCTTCTGACCAAACTGAAGATGTCAAGTTAGTAGTTGAATTTTAATAAAGGTATAATACATGACAACCAATATAAATTTAAATCTTAATCAGAGTCCCTACTTTGACGATTATGATGAAACCAAAGATTTTCATCAAGTCCTTTATAAACCTGCTGTTGCTGTTCAGGCAAGAGAACTTACACAAGAACAAACTATACTACGAAACCAACTTAAACGGTTCGGAGATCATATATTTGCAAATGGTAGTCGTGTATCTGGTGGTAGTTTACACTTTGATACGGAATATGATTATGTAAAATTAAATCCAAATTATAATGGAGTTGCAATTACAGTTGCTAATTTAAATGGTAAAATAATTTCTGGTAGTCAATCTGGAACAAGTGCAAGAGTTGTTAATGTTGTTTCTGTTAATGCAACTACGGGTGACCCTGATACGATTTTTGTAAAATATATTACAGGAACTTCTGTTACTGATGGTGTTCAAGGAATAAAAGTAGATACTGCTGGTGCTGGTTATACTTCAGCACCGTCTGTAACTATTACAGGTGGATCAGGAACTGGTGCAGCTGCAACAGCTGTTCTTAGTAGTACTGGTACTGTTATAGGAATTAATGTAACCGCAGCTGGGTCTGGATATACTTCAACTCCGAGTGTAACACTTGCGGGTGGAGGATATACTACAATAGCTACTGGAACTGCAACACTATCAACGGCCGCAGTTTTTAATGCTGGTGAAAGACTTGTAACATCTGACCAATCAGCTGCTGTTTATGTTGCAGCTTCTTCAGCAACAGGTAAAGGTTCCGCAGTTTCTAATGATGATGGATATTATTATTTTAATGGTAATTTTATACGAGTAGGCACAGGAACAGTTATATTAGATAACTATACAAATACTCCATCATATCGAATTGGTTTTCAAGTATCTTCAACTATTGTTGCTTCTGGTGATGATACAACATTATTAGATAATGCACAAGGAGCTTATAATTATGCGGCACCGGGTGCAGATAGATTAAAATATTCTCTTACTCTTGCAAAGAAAACTTTAACTTCAACAGACGATACAGATTTTATAGAAATTACTAGATTAGTAGCTGGTGTAAAACATGCTGATAATCCATTTCCAGTTTATTCTGTATTAGAAGAAACATTTTCAAGAAGAACATATGATGAGTCTGGAAGTTATACTGTAAGACATTTTCCAATTCAATTAAAAAAACATAGTTCTGATACTACAAAATTTATTACAAGATTAGACCCAGGCAAGGCATATGTTTTTGGACATGAACATGAAACATTAATTTCAAATGATGTTACAGTTGATCGTGCTAGAGATTTTGCTAATGTAAATAATTTTGACCGTTTAATGCAATATGGAAATTATACTAAGATAGATAACCTGGATGGATTTTATGATTTTACAACCGGAACAGAATTTGATATTCACAATGCAGCTCCAGTTTTAACTAATCCAACTACATACGCAAATACTAAAATAGGTACAGCAAGAGCTCGTACTGTAACTGTAATCGACAGACCAACACCTGCTACACCAACTACTTGGAGGTATCAATTATTTTTATATGATATTAAAATGACTGGTGGTAATGCATTTGCAGACGCAGAAAGATTTACAGTTCCTGTTAATGCTTCGGCAACACCTGTAGTTGTATCGACAGAATCAAGAGTGGCTGATATAGGTAAAGTTGGTGGAGTGAGTGGTGGTGATGCGTTATTGTTTGAAACTGATTTTAATACAGCAGTATTTAAATTACCACAAGATACGATTAAGACAATTCGTGATGATTCAGGTGCTATTGATACAAGTTATACTAAACAAAAACATTTTGGTTCTGTAACTATTAGTGCGGGAACTTGTACATTAACATCAAGTGGTGCTAATGAAACATTCTATGGAACTGGTGTACTTAGTTCAGCCGTAAAAGATACTTATTATCATGCACAAGATTCGGCCGGTACAAATGTTAATCTTAGTACAACATCTCCTGCCGCGGCAACTGTTACAGTAGCTGCTAACGGACAATCGGTAACTATATTTACAGGTGATAGTTCTTTGAATACGACATTTAATTTTTGGGTAACTATGAATGTTGATACAAAACAAGAACGAGTTAAGACACTTGTTTTAAATAAAGAATTAGCAATTGCATCACCAAATACTACATCATTAGCATACGATTCTCTTGCTTTAGCTGATGCTACTTTAATTAAAGCCGTTTATGATTCTGGTAATACGGGTGTTAATGCAGTACCACCGACATTAACAGTATCGGGTGCATCGGGAACATTTATTGCTGGTGAAACTATTACTGGTGGAACGAGTGGTGCAAAGGGAACTGTTATAGATCATAGTGTTGCAACGACTATTACATTTGTTGTTACTTCAGGAACTTTTGCAGGCACAGAAACTATTACTGGTACGACACATACTGCAACTATGGTTAGTCTTGCAGCTGGTGATACAGATATTAAAT